TGAATACTGCGTTTCTACTGTCTTCTAAAATGTAGTAGGGAAAGATGCCTAAATGCCAGTCTCTAAATATTCTGTAATTTTTTCCTTTGTCAACACACTTCATCTAAGTCTCTTTATAATAGTGTTAAACTGTGCTGTGGATAAGTCCAGTTGTATAAACGGACGTCTGATGTATTTGTTTTTGGCCTCTTGTATTGTGATATCTTTACAGGCAGTCAGTAAAAATGTGTTTGGTGTGTAGGGAATAAGTTTGCCTGCTAGATCTATTTGCGGTGGTTTATTTTGATCAGAACGTTCTCTAAAAAACCAAAATGCAATGATTTCTTTTTGAAAGTCAATTTCAGTGATGTCCTCTTTGAACTCAAATCCTGTTTTGTACTTGGCATCAAACTCTTGCCATACAGGGTGTTCAAAATTGTTTTGATTCTCATACAGTTTGTCGTATTGTTTTGCGTCAAACACATTGATGGAGTGTATGTGTTCCACAGGATCTTGATAGTAGTGTTTGGGTGTAAGTTTTTCCCAATTCATTATGCTGAGAAAAGATTTATGACTTCTTTCTTCCACACGTCGGCGTATTCACATTCTCTGTAACCATCAAACCAAGGTCCGCCTTCTGTGTAGTGAAGCACTTTGGGTTTGCCGTCATCGGGTTCTTTATACCAACCCACTAGCCAATTGTAGTTGTGGGGCAGTGAACCAATTTCCTTATCTTCCAACCACGAAAATCTATGTAGGAATTTTGGCGTTTGTTGATTTAAAAATTCAGGTGTAAGCATTTTATTTTTTTCGTGTCCACAGTTCCATAGCACCATTGAACTCCAATTTTTTCTTGGATACACAGTCTGCACCTGTCCGTCCATCTTGGTTGTTTCTTTGGGTTTATAATCGTGTTGTACGCAAACCACCGCTTTGGACTCATCACAATACTGTTCTAATTCTTTGCTGGGTATACGCCATACGAAATCACAATCACAGAACACTGCCCATCCTTTGTAGTCATTTAGGTAAGGCACAAAAAATCTTGTGAATGTAAATTCAGTTGATGCCAGTTTATCTTTTTCTCGAGTGTAGATACCCTGTGCTCTCATCTCATTTTGTTTGAGAGGTATTACTTCTGCTTCTGCGTCTCTTCTTTTGATGGAGTGTTCGCACACTTGATATGCTATGTCTTCTCTGCTATCCCACCCTACGTATATTTTCATCTGTTTATCAATTTGTGTATGTCTTTCCAATTATTTACACGCACCACATCTGGGTGTGTAAAATCTCTGTTGTACTCGTGGTCTATTATGATACATTTCAAACCAAATTTTAGTCCGGTTTCTACATTGTATGGTTTGTCTTCCACCCACCACAGGCCTGTGTCTTTGAACTGTGACAGCACATCGTCCTTGTCAGCACCCGTATCTAGTATGTGATAGTTGCTGAACACAGTGTCGCCAAAAATGGTGTTTAAACGTGTTTTCCGCAACGCTTGTGCTGGTAAATCAGAAGTTTGACTAGTTATAGGTATAAATGTCCAACCCTCGGCGTGTAGCAGTTTCACCCACTGTACACAGTCGGCCATTGGTTCCTGTGTTCCAATCCAAGCACTCTTGTTGAACTCTCGGATTTCTTTTCGGATTTGGAATTTGGTAAGACCAAACCTTTCCGCCATTTCATATGTGTTCTGTTTGTTGGGTAAAAGTTTGTAGGGATATACTGCCTCACCTTGCTCGTTGTAGTAGTTGCGTTGTAGCATCCATTTAGTGAAGTGATGCTCCCATTCAAGTAGCACTCCGTCTACATCTGTTAATATGATCCTATTTGATGTCGGCATCTTCCATTCCGGCGACTCTCAGTTTTACAATGTTTGTGATCTGCCATTGTTTCTGATCAAGTCCTTTGGTTATGCCAAGCCATTGATTTCTCAGTAATGCAAATTCATTTATGATTTTTTCCATGTCCACAACATCTTGCTCACCGTCTGTGTATTTTTCAGCGTCTCTGCTTGACAGTGCTCTGTTGTAATTTTCCAAATATTTTTTGAAAGACTTGGATCTTGTTCTACGTAGTTCAATGTTCAAGTAATTTAAAATTGCTTCTATCTGTTGCAGTTGGTTGAAACGTTCTTCAACTATGCCTGGCAAGGACGCTGATGCTTTTTCCAAGTTACCGTAGATACGTATTTCTTTTTTGGCGTTCTGTAGTTCTTGATCGTAGTAGTTGATACAGTCAGGTATTCTGGATAGATTTCTACTTACTTCGCTGTACCAATTAGTATTCGTCATCGTGTCGATCGCCGTAATCCTCTTCGTCATCTTCATCGTACTCTTCAAACAATGTGTCTACTGCCTCTTCCAACTTTGGATCAAAGTCTACTATTGCTTTTATTTCTTCGTGGTCAACTCCTATGTCGTCTAAGCATTTCACAAAATCAATAGCGGCGTCTAATTTTTGTTTTTCAGGTACGTAACTGACGATTGCATTCCACAATCTCTCGATGTCTTCCTGTGATAAATCTACCATTTATTCTGCCTCGGGTTCTTCAACTGCTTTAGGGTCAGGTTCTGACGCTCGGTCAAAATCTGCCATTAGCATATCTAATTTATCTCCAACCCAGGCTTTTCTAAACTGTAAGTGTTCTTTTCCTGTGGAATCAATGTATTTCAGTCTATTACCTTGCTGTGTTAGTATGCCTTTTTTCTCAAACAAATCTACCAATCCACTGTATGGATCCATACCTGTATCGTAAGGAATTTTTACTTGCACACTTTCAAATGGTTTTGCATATCTTGTTTTCATCACTTTACAAGCCGCTCTGATTCCTCTTACGTCTGTGACTTTGTTACCTGCTTCGTCTTCTTTTAATTTTAATTTTTTCATTGCTATCACAATTGAACTTGCATAGATAAATCCTTGCCCACCTGATATTTTGTCGTCTGGATCAAACATATCCTGTGATGCATATGTGTGGTTTGTGGCAATCAGTCCTACGTTCCAACTACCAAACATATTAACACAGTTTCTTACAAGTGCTGTCAATGCCTTAGGTTTTCTACCCAAGTCACCTTTCATTTCACCTTTCTCAAACTGGTCAACATCTGTTGGTGTTAGTAGCATACCCAAACTGTCTATGACAAATAGCACTTTAGGTGCACCTTCTTTGTTGTCTGCGTGTTCGTCTTTGTATGACTTCATGAACTCAGACACAGTCTTGGCCACGTCATCTATCATCGATAAACTTAACTTTAAAAGTTTTTGTTCAGATGTGTCTACTTGCAGTGCCTGTAACCATTGTTCATCAAGTGCGTTCTCCGAATCAATCAGGATCACAAATATGCCTTGCTCCTGTGCATTTTTAATGATGTTTCCTGATGCAATGTAACTTTTACCTGCACCTGATTCTCCGGCAAGCACTGATACTTTTCCAAGTGGAATACCTTTGTTGAAATCTCCGGATATAAGATAGTTCAATGCAAAGTTGCCTGTTGATATCCAATCTGTTGGATCGTTAAATCCTATACCAAGTCCCTGGATAGATTTTGTAATACTTTTTCTAAATTTTGTTGCGTCAAATACTTTTGTCATAGTGTCCTCTTATTATAATACACAAGGCCCTAACTGTCAATGTTAAGGCCTTGGTAAATGTCAGATTATTTTGCTTGTCTTGATCTTATCAGTTTCAAGATGTCTTCTGCTCTTTTGGCACTATCTGTTGTAGTGGCCGCTGGAGCAGGCTGTTCTGCTGTTGTTTCTGGTTGTGGTGCTGGAGCAGTCTCTTTAACTTCAGCATTTACCGGATCAGCAGTTCTCTCAACTGGTGCAGGTCTATCTGCTGTTGGAACACTCACTTGACTTGCACTTACTCCTGCAGGTCTAAAGTATTGCCCATACTTCTCAAGATCATAAGCCTCGCCGTCTACAGATTTTTCAAATAATTCTTTGATTATTTTTACTTCTGCTTCTGTTGGCTCTTTGGGTCTGAAGTCGTTTAGGTTGTGTAATCCAAACTTTTCAATAGCACTT